TCGGTTAAAATCTGAGACGTTCTTCGCGTCTATGGTTATATAATAATTGTTCGTTGCGTTGCTGATCTGGCTCGCCTGCTTGTTCGGTATGATCCGGGAACCTCTCGGAAGCTCTACGATCTCCGGGCCCTCTTCGCCTACCCAGGTTTTGCCTCCCTGGTAATAGTCCGCACCGGAAGCGTTCCTCGATGCATAAGCAGTTTGCGTTTTTCTATATGAGTCCTGCGCTCCTGTTACTTGCTCCTGCACTCCCTTGGTCATGTTGCTTATTGAGTTCATTGAATTGTTCAGCTCTGAGGATTTTCCTATAATTACCGCAATTATGGCAGCCAGGGCGATAAGTGCAACAACAACGCCCATGATGATTGCCGTTGTCTTAAGGGATGCTGTGTCAAATCCTTTAAAAAACTTTGTGATAGTGCTTGCCGTATCCGTCATGCTCTTTATGGCTTTAACTACCAGCACAATGCTTGCTACTATACCGGCAAAAACTACCAGAGTCCGAAGTACCGGCTCCGGGATCTTGCTTATTGCTTCAAAAAGTGTTGTCAAAATTGGCAAAAGCGCAAGCCCCAGGTTGTTTTTGACGTTTGTCCATACTTCGTCTAATCTTATCCATGAATCCTTGAGTGTGCTTAGCTTTTCCAGGTTTTCTCCGCTCATTCCTAAACCCAACTCATCAAACTCTTCTTTTAGCCTGTTGACTTCCTCCGAGCCTGCCTTGATAAGAGGATTTAATTCTTTGGCGCTTTTTCCGAATAGCTGCATCGCTAAAGCGTCACGCTCGGTCTCGTTTTTAACCTTGCCGAGTGCGTCTATGGCTTCCCAGAACACTTCGGTCTGGTCTCTTAGTGCGCCTCTTGAATCTTTTACTCTTATATGGAGCTTCTTGAATGCTTCGGATGCGTCCTTGCTCCCGTCCCTCGCGCTGATCATACTCCTTTCGAGCTTGTCCATCTCGCCTGTCAGGGTTGAAAATTCTACATCGACAAATTTAGAAACGTATTGTAGCTTCTGCAGTTCATCCGTTGTTATGCCTGTCTTGTCCGCAAGAGTCAATAACTCGTCGGCATTATCGGCCGCCGCTTTAGTGCATTTTAAAAGTCCCCCGACCATGGCACCTATTCCGAGGACTGCGTTTCCTACTGCTGCAGAAACTCCATCAAATTTTTTGGCCAGTTTTTCAAGCGCCGGAGAAACGTTCAGGCCTATTGATTCAGCCACTCCTCTGATCTCATCACCAAAGCTTTTATTTGCTCCTGTTGCTTTGTCTGTGTCCTTTTTATTTTGTTCTAACTGGCCACTTAATTGCTCAAGTTTAAGCCGTTCGTTTAAAAGCTTCTGGTCGAGCGTATCTATTTCCTTTGCGGATGCACTCTGCGAAGACATGGCGTCATCGTATGCTTTTTTAGCTGCTTCGACCTTCTGGTTCTGTAATGCGATTTTTTGCGTCAGGTATTCGGTTTTAAGCCCGAGCTGATCTGTTTCGGTCCCGTAGTTCTTCGCCTGCTGCGTTGCAAGCTTAAATTCGGCATCCAGAAGGCCCATTTTTCTGTTGATCTCTGTTATTCCGCCCGAAAACTGGCTATAATCCAGCCCCAGGTAAATTGTTCTTTTATTTGTGGGCATAATAGCTCATAACCTCCTTAATACTTCGCGCAGTCCTGGGCGGTTCAGGGACGGGCTTCCCGGATAATGCTGCCGCTTTCATCTTTTCTTCCTCGCTCCACTTCTCTATAAGGTATAACACCCTCGAAAGTGTGGAAGTAAAAAAACTGTCTTCCCCTAAACCCAGTTTTACCGAATAAACGTAATACAAAAAATCAAAATCTATTTCTGCATGACTCCCAGGATCTGCGCTAACATTTTTTTTGTTTCTTCCTCGTTCGCGTTCTGTCCTACAGATTCCTGGAAGGTGTTTATTATCTCTGTAATGGTTTCAATGCTCATATTTGAGACGATCCCGCGTGCCTTCTGCTCATCAAAATCGCTGTTGATGTCTTTTCCGGCTCCGTATACTATTATTGCCGCCATTTCCGGTAATGGTTTCTTTAAAAAGTCCTTAAGCCCTCCCTCGAGCTCCTGAATGGCTGCTAAACATCTTATATCGAAGCGGAGGAGAATTGTCTCTCCTCCGTCGAATTGTAATTCTATTTCGGGAGCGGCTTTGCAAGTCATTACTTTTTTAGCCATGTGTTTTCTCCTTAGATATCGGGTGCGCTTGCGAACGCGGTCTGTGCTGCTGCATCGAAGTCGGTATCATCAGTGTCGGCCGTCATTCTGACTGTCTTGTCCTTTTCGCGTCTGATAAAGTTCAAAGTCAAAGATTCAGTTGAATAATTGATATTGTCCTCTCTCTGTGCTGCGCTCTTGCCTATGGGCTGGCATCTTCCAACTAAAAGCCAGGTTGCCTCATATCCGCCATCGTCGTGCTCGCATTCGAAGTAGATCGCAACCTTCGGGGGCTTGTCTGTTGTTTTGTTTGAAACAACTCCCTTTGCCGACTTGCTTGCTCCCATAAGTGCCACAATGTCGGCGCTGGTCAGCTTGTCGATTGCCAGCTGCAGGGTTGCTCCTGTAATAAGTGAAACTTCGCTTACCTTCTCGCCGTCGCCGTATAAAGCGCCGCTTGAAGAAGTGAACGCGATGTCGATGCTCCTAAGTGTGGGCATTGCGACGGGTGTCCCGATGGTATAGGATGAGCTTGTGTCAGCGGTTACTGCTGCACGTTTGCAATTCCTAACATTAACTATAAATCCCATCTGTTATTTCCTCCTTGTTTCAGTCTGTATCCTCTGCAGGATCCTCCTCCGGTTCCTCCGGTGTCTCTATCCTGTAACGGTATTGTGTAGCTATAACGGCGCGATATTTCTTCGCCGTGGTGTCATAATAGGTTTCAATCTCCGGGCTTGTGATGTCGTTCTCGGCGTCCATCGTTGTGATCATCGTCTCGACTGCTGCATCCCTTGCCGCTTTATCCTGGTACCATAAATTGATTTGTGCCTCGGCTGTCCTGGCTACGCTGTGGCCGTCTCCATACAATGCCGGGTTTATCTTTAAGACCTCAAGTGTGGCCGCCGGATAGACGATTGAGTCCTTACCTTCAAAAACGGGGATAGACAAGGCCGTTTCTATCAGCGTTTTAAGTCCTGCTTCGGTCATTGCACTATCCTCCTCTCTAATTGGTCTATTATGTCATTTATTTCGCCCTCCGCCTCCGCCAGCGCTTTCTGTGTAAAGTGCAGCGCCGGGGTGTGGATGGTTCCGTCCGGATTCCTTGTCCCGTCGTCCAGCATGTGCCATTTATAGGCTGTCTGCTTTCCTCCATGGATCACCACGCCGGTCGTGCCGGTCTTTTTCTTCTTGCCCTGGACGCTCACTTTTACGTCTCGCTTCATGTGCTTGTATCCGTTGCCGTGCTCGTCCGAAAGCGGCAGGTTGTCCTCCACTTTCTTTTTTATGGCTTTTCCGATCTTGTCCATGACTTCCGTCTGCTGGGACTCCAGAATCTTTTCGCTTCTCAGGATGTCCGTTATTATCCCATTAAGGGCTCCCTGGAACTGTAAGTCTACTGTCATAAGCCTGCTGTCACCTCGATCTTGTGCTCGGTGGTCTCAAAGGTTCGAATAATATTAAACTTTTCGCCTTCGAATATAAGTTCCGTCGGTCTGTAAACTTTTACAGTGCCGCCCTCCTCGTTTACCTTTACGAAAGCGGATTCGTATTCGCTCAGGTCAAATTCAAAGATATAGCTCGGATTGATCCCGACCTGGACTGCTGCGTAAAATTCCTTGTATGTTACGGAACGCTTCCCGCAGAAGACTGTCTTCTCGTTCCTCGTTACCGTAGCCCCGGAAGCTGTCAGGGTGATGAGGGTGGCTTGTGAATTATGTATCATCGCCGCCTCCGTCCTCCGGATCCGGTTCAGGCTCCGGCTCAGGTTCCGGTTCGGGATCTGGTGTCGGTTCGGGCTCCGGTTCTTCCGGCCAGGTGTATTTTCTCAAGACGTCCAGCTGGTACATAAAGGCATCGGATGCGGCATCCCGGATCTTCTCGTCTGTGGCTATCCTGGAAAGCACGCCCTCAACTATGCACTGTGTGATGAGGTCGTCCGTTGTCGATGCTGCTTTATCCTCCGGAACGCCCACGCGGATCATCTCTGCCCTTGTCCAGGCGATGAGCCTCGTTATCTCGTCATCGAGTGCTGTGGTCGTTATCCTGTCGGCCTTTTTGATTATGTCAAGTAATGCCATGGTCCTTCTCCTTTATATCCGGGAGCCGAAGCCCCCGGATGTTAAAATCATTCTGCGGTTACTGTTACGGTGTAGGTGTTACTTCCATCGTCGCCGGTAACCTTAACTACTACCTCGTTCTCGCCGGTGTCCCAGGTCACTGTATCGCCACTTTCAATCTCAGTATCGTTTACGGTGATCTTGATGGTTGCCGCCTTATCGCCTGTAGCTGACACCTTGTTAGTCGCGTTTGAAGTCGTTACTTCATACTCAAACACGTTCGGGTTA